GCAACTATGCTCTCAACTATTTGATGACCAGTGATTTCAACAAAGGAATCCCATTGGGTAAAGTGACAGTGCTCGCAGGAGAATCAGGTGCGGGTAAATCATACATAGCATCAGGAAACATAATCAAGAATGCTCAAGCACAAGGGATTTTCGTAATTTTGATTGATACAGAGAACGCACTTGACGAGACATGGCTACAGGCACTGGGAGTTGACACGTCAGAAGAAAAACTCCTGAAGTTGAGCATGTCAATGGTGGACGATGTGGCAAAGACCATATCCGAATTCATGAAAGGCTACAAGGAACAACACGCTGACAACAAAGAAGGTGCTCCTAAAGTCCTTTTCGTGATAGACAGTTTGGGTATGATGCTGACGCCCACAGATGTAAACCAATTCGAAGCAGGTGACATGAAGGGTGACCTAGGTAGAAAACCTAAAGCACTCACGGCACTGGTCAGGAACTGTGTAAACATGTTTGGTAGTTGGAACGTTGGGTTGATAGCAACCAACCACACATATGCATCACAGGACATGTTTGATCCAGATGACAAGATATCCGGTGGACAGGGTTTCATCTACGCGAGTTCTATAGTGATAGCGATGAAGAAACTAAAATTGAAAGAAGACGAGAAGGGCAACAAGATATCAGAGGTAAGGGGTATCAGGGCGGCGTGTAAGGTCATGAAGACCAGATATGCCAAACCTTTTGAAGGCGTACAGGTCAAGATACCATACGACACGGGCATGGATCCCTACAGCGGACTGATTGACCTATTCGAGAAGAAGGGCCTACTGGTACAGACCGGAAATAGACTGAAATACATTGATCCACAGGGCAAGGAGCACATAGACTTCAGGAAAGCCTGGACGGGTGATAAATTAGATATGATAATGGCCAACTTCAAGGAAAGCACAGAACAAAAAGAAACAACTGTCGAGGAAGAACCAAAATCAAAAGCAAAGAAAACTGAAATTAAAGAAGAGGACAACGCGGAATAATGATTGATTTCACACACGAGGACATCGAGCGTTTATGGAACTCCATATCTCACTATGTACCCGAAAGGTCTAAACTAGATGCGGCAATTGATTTCATCAAAAGCCTCGACGACATAGGTATCGAACACGACGAAATAAAAGCATCTGGCGAGTTTGACCCAAAACTTGAGGAAGCGATTAACACAGTGTTCGAGGAAGAGGAAGACCTAGACGAATCATACGACGACGGCTACAGCGAGGACTAATGATAAACTGGTACAGTGAAGTAAGCAGGAGCCTGGAAAAGATTCCTGATTGCGTGGCGTACTTTGACAAGGAACTGCTGGAAGCAAGGAAACAGTGCAAGATATATGGCAACCTCGAAAGAGCATCAGCGTCTTTGCCTGGTATCGTGGAGGAGAGATTCGGCCAACTACAACAACTGGAAGCCATACTAGAATACCTTAACATAGAACTGAGACGTCTCAGATCAAAAACATTCCGTAAATTCTTAGAAAACTACAACAGGGCACTGTCCAGCAGAGATGCTGAAAAGTATGTGGATGGTGAGGACGATGTTGTGGACCTTACTAAAATTGTAAACGACTTTGCACTACTGCGTAACCAATGGTTAGGCATAACCAAAGGACTAGACCAAAAACAATGGCAGATAACCAACATCGTGAAACTGAGGGTGGCGGGAATGGAAGATGCCGACATCAAATAACAGAATAATACTCACGGACGTTGACGGTGTGTTGCTAGAATGGGAAAACCATTTCACCAAATGGATGTTGCAGAAATCATACTTCGACGAACAGGGAAACCGATACCATCCCTACAAACTACTGCCCGACAAACAGAACACATACGAGATGGCGGAAAGGTTTGGTGTGACCAAAGATCATATCAGGGCACTGATCAGGGAATTCAACAGGAGTGCCTGGATGGGCACACAGAGACCTATGTTGGACTCGCAGACCTGGGTCAAGTTGTTGTCCGCGGAAGGCTGGACGTTCATACCCATAACATCACAGACATCAGACATACCAGCACAGCAGTTGCGTAAGCGGAGACTGGGGGAACTGTTTGGGGATCATGTGTTCACAAATTACCATATCCTGGGTACGGGTGCCGACAAAGATTCAGCATTAGCGGAGTTTCATGATACCGGACTGTATTGGGTCGAGGACAAGCCAAACAACGCTGTCGCCGGGCTCAAATACGGTTTAAAGCCCATATTAATCGACCACCCATACAATCAAGACTTTGATCATCCTAACATTACCAGAGTAAGTAATTGGAAAAATATACACAAAATTATAAGTAATGACTCTAAAAAAAAATAGTACTTTCTGCATCAGACCGTTTACTTCAATAACATCGAACTCAAACGGCACAATTAGAGCTTGTTGTAAAATAAAACCAAACAAAAGTAAATTTAAATCTGAAAAACTTTTTTCAGTACACAAAGACGGTATTAAAAAGTATTGGGCGAGTGACTATAAAAAATACCTTGAAAATCAATTTTTACAGGACAAGAAACCATCAGAATGTGTGTCATGTTGGGATGAAGAAGAAAAAAACTTAATAAGTCATCGTATTAGAGGAAACAGAGAACAAAAGTTTCTTGCTAAAACAAACTATATAAAATATTTAAAATTATTAAAAAAAGTTGACTTGCCGGAGGCTGAAGAGTACGAATGGGTTATTTCAAATCTTTGTAACTTAAAATGTCAAATGTGCAGTGGAGTACATAGTTCTAAACTTCTAGTTGAAAATCATGCTATCGGCGAAGAACTAGAAATAAAACAAAAAGAATATAACTGGTCAACCCAGACAAAACTAGATATAATTTCAAAATTAGATTTATCTGTTGTAAAAAGAATGACATTTCTAGGTGGCGAGCCATTACTAGTGCCGGAGATAGTCCAATTACTAGAAAAAATATCCAACACCATTTACGCCGAAACAATAGATCTAACAGTTGTGACAAACGGAACTGTAATAAACGATTATATTTTTTTAATTTTAGATAAACTTAAAAAATTAAAAATAGTTTTTTCTTTAGAATCAACTTCTAAACAAAACGAGTATCTTAGATATCCTAGTAAATGGGAAGAAATGAAAAAAAAATTAGATCGTTTTCAAAAATTAAAGGATACTTATTTTTATATTAACTGTGTAGTGCAGAATTTAAACATATTATATATAGACCAGCTGGTCGATTTTGCTTATTCAAGAAAAATACACTTAAACTTTACACCAATTGAAGATCCTACATACTTAAGAATAGAAATACTTCCAGTAAGTCTTTTAAAAATTGCACTTTCAAAATTAGAAAAAATTCCAAAAGATCAACACATACATTGTACAAATCTTAATAATTTAAAAAAACTACTACAGGCAATTATCAATAAAAATAAAAGTTTAGATCATAAAAATTTCGAAGAGTTTAAAAGAATAATGATTTTACGAGACAAATATAGGAAAGTTAATATAACCGACTACATGCCCGAAATTGGTAAATTAATATACAATAAGTTCGCCTAAAAATAATTAGTGTATTAATACCTTAATGTAAATACTTGTAATATGAGTTTAAAGGTTTACATAGGCTGGGATTCTCGAGAAGACATAGCATACCAAGTATGCGAGCATTCTATAAAACGTAAAGATCAAAATACCGAAGTACAACCATTAAAACAAAACGAAATGAGGGAAAAAGGTATCTATACCCGAGATATAGATAAACTAGCCACGACCGAGTTCACATTCACGAGATTTTTTGTGCCTTATCTTAACAACTATAAAGGATGGGCAGTTTTCTGTGATTGTGATTTTTTATGGAAAGTGCCTGCATCAGAATTAGAAAAATATTGCGACGACACAAAGGCGGTAGTTTGTGTGCAACATGATTATACTCCAGAGGACGGATCAATAAAAATGGACGGACAAATACAGACAGCCTATCCGAGGAAGAATTGGTCAAGCATGGTGTTGTGGAATTGTTCCCATGAGAAGAATAAAATATTAACCCCGGAATTTTTAAACAAACAAACACCTAAATTTCTGCACAGGTTCTCATGGCTGGAAGATAATGAAATAGGTTCTTTGCCCCACGAATATAACTGGTTAGTGGGATGGTATAAGGAACCAAAAGATGGCAAACCTAAAATACTACACTACACCGAAGGCGGTCCGTGGTTTGACGGTTACAGGAATTGTGAATATGCAGATGACTGGAAGAAGGAAGTAATCAATTTATTTTCGGCATAATGAATTGGGAGAAAATAAAACCAAATCATTACTTCAAAGAGCCTGTAGAACACGTGTACGCTTCCACGTTGTACGACATAAAAGATTATGACAAATTATACGAGAATCAAAACAATTTCACACACCCAGCATGGCAAGAGTTTGACATGAAGTACAAAGTGGGTTTTCAATTCCATGACGACCTCAGGGAAATAAACACCAACAAAGAGATAATCTGTTTATGGTTCTACAAGGAGAGAAGTGATCGTAGCGGTGGGGAAGATATTATATTAGCAGGAAAGAAGTTGAAGTACTTGCCCAACACGTTCCTAATAACAAAATCCAAAGATATAAAAATTTTAGAAAAACAAGACGAATACTTTCGCAGACCTTTACTGCAGATTGACATGAAAGAAAGCACTTGGACCAATATATTAGAAAGATTTCAATAATAGATCTTATCTACCTGGTCCATATTTGGTTTGTGTTCAATAACTTCGTTATTCTTAAATCCTAGATCATACATATGTTCGTCCATTTCTTTCTCGGACGGCATGTCTGGAAACTCATCTTTTTTAAGTAGATTGACTTCTTGGACAATATATTTTGCTCTTTTGAATATCGTCGGAGCGCCTTTCATGATCATTATCTCGGCACCTTGTACATCCTGTTTGATCAAGTCGAACCGAGCATCTGAACCAACCAGTTGATCGAGGGTCTGCATCTGCCTGATTTCATAGTTTTTGAAAACATTAAACACACTAGAACCTTTGGTGTAGGTGATTTTTTTCCTATTTCCTTTGTCGATCTCTCGTAGGTACATTTTAATTTCTTTGTTTGAATCACCAAGCACTGCTATATGATAATCTTGTGTCACTTTTTTTAATTTCGTCTCATGTTTTTGTCCTGCTTCTATACAAGTATATCGAGCATCTGGCCATATCGTTTTAACTTTTTTAGTCCAAAAACCATTCCACGCTCCAATGTCCAGTATTCGCGAAGGCATAAACTCGTGCTCAATTTTTAATTTTTTTAGAAACTCGTACATCATGTTCTGTAATATACTATGTCAGGCCATGTCTTAATTAATATCTTAAATCCTAGATCTTTAAGATGTTTTTCAATTTCAAGATTACTACTGCCATACTTCTTACTGTTATTGTTTAATTCAATCATGATGTATTCTATATTCTGCAACGTTTTTGATGCGCCTTTTAGAACTTCCATCTCTAGTCCCTCTACATCTATCTTCAGCATGTCAGCCTCTCCTACATCTAGAGAATCTAGTTTATTGATCTTTGTTTCGCCTTTTTCTAACAACACCCTAGTGTTCTGGGTGGCAAACTCATTGGTAAGTTTTACGAATCCGTCATCGTTACCAACTGCCTGATTGTATAATTTCACATGATTATATAGTGATAGATTCCTTGCAAGGCATTCATAATGTATTTTGTTTGGCTCGTAACAATACATTTTTTTACAATATTTTTGCATAGAAGTTGCCCACGTTCCACACCATGCTCCCACGTCAACTATTAGATTAAATTTTTTATGTTGATTGTCACACCATTTGATAAACTGATTGAGACACTTGTCCTGCATGTGAGGGGATCCGTCAACACGCCATTTTTCTATTTGTGCATCTGTAGACGGAACCCATAGTCCATTTTTCAATTTTTCAATTTTCACAATAAACCTTTGTCCATCAATATTTCAACTGCGGAACCGTTCTCAAATTCTTCTGGTGTGAACTGTTGATACGCAAGGCTATATAGCCATGGCTCCGGGCCTCCATAGTAAGGACTCTCTATGTCTGCTAACTCTGTGTTGCCAACATCTACAGCAAAACTCTTCTCATGACAGAACACCGGAACACCCTCGCACACGGCCTCCACCGCCGCAATCGAACAACTAGTGACAACGCACCAGGCATCCTTGAGGTCCTCGGATAGGGATACCTTGGCCTCACTTGGTCCTGATGTACCCCTGCCCCTAGGCTTGTGTCGAAGTCTGATAGGTCGGTCCGTGTATCTCTTGATCTGTTCTATCGTGTCGTTAGTCCAGTTTGGTTGATCTATGTATGCGTTTATACCTGCTGAGCTAGGACAAACTAAAACATATTTTCCTTTAAAGGTCGGGGCTTTGACTTTCATCCCAAACTTTTCAAATCTGTCTGACTTACAATCTTTAATATAAGGAACATGTATACTGTTTTTACAAATTCTCCAGTAATGGTTGTTAGGTTTTAAATCGTTGTTGTCAAATCTACCAAAATAAGGAGTATCTGTGAACCAATAACTATGATTACGTGCTTCCAACTTCTTGACCATTTCCCTGTTGTTGCCAACGAATCCCCAGAACATGCTGTTGATCACAGGATCGGTTTCAGTGGCATTGTCTAACTTGGTTATCTGATCTGGCCAAGACTTCTCAACACCGTTGAATACTTCCCAGGCCTTGCTGTTTTTATTACTGAATGGTGCGTAGATTGTTAGCATCTATAAAATCCGTTAAGTGTTTGGCCCATTGACTGTGCCCTTCCGCAGATGGGTGTGGATCGTCTGGACTGACTATGTGTTTGTTCTCCATGATGAAATCATAATGGCTAGTTTCGAAATTGAAGAAACGATCTTTGTTGATTGATGATTGCATTGTTCTTAGATCTGTGTTAGGTGATGTGATAGTATTAGGAAGGCTGTTGTACATAACGTATGGTATTCTGTTCAACTCAAAAAAATTCTGCAGGTCTAACACGTGATCTACGAACCTCATCTCCCCTTGCTGGTCAACGTCCCATCCAGGTTGTCCGGTGATGAATCGTAGATTGTCTGCTGTCTTCCATGTCCTCCACGTGGATTCCATGTTGGGTATCCTTCCCTTCTTCCAACCATCGTTGGTCATGTAGTCATGTCGGTGTGTGCTTGACCACCCTATTACCGCGAATACATCCTCTGAGTGATTCTGTTGGAACCATAATTTTGTGGTGAAGCTGATACGGTCGTTTCCCCTGCCGCCCATGGCGAGATTATGTAACTCCAGATTGTACTGTTCTGCCAAGATCTTAGTCGTGAATGTATCCACACCGTCCTTAGGACGAGTGATTAAGAAACTACACCCATTGGAAAATAATCGCATCATAGTCTATTTTACAGTATAATTATTCGTATGCCAACGGTTAAAAATATTGATTCTTTGAAATATTTCCTCAATAGGTTCCCAACAATCGACAGTGGATACGAGTACTCGGTCAATTACCACAAGAATGTTGATCCAAACTTCAAATCGTTGCCCACTTTTATGGCAGAATTCTTTGACTGTAGAACACACAGTTGCCCATTATTGCTGACCAACGAGGATCATCTGATCACCAATCATGTATGGAATCTCACACACAAGAGTAGGAACAAACCCAACAAAACACATGGACTATGGAAGAAATGGGGTGATCACATGGAGATCGACTTACCGCCCGTGACCAGGCAATTCAATGAGACCTACACCTATGTGTGGCTACCCATAGACGAGGACAGCGCCAATAATCCATGGCACATATGGATGGATGTAATTTCTAAGTTTCGATTGATTGAGAAGAGGTGGTCAACCAACTTCGCCAAGTATGTATTTGTACTATCAAACCCCAGCAAGTACTTTGACAAGGTGGCAAAAGAATTCTTCTCAGAACTCAAGTATATGGTAATGCCCGAAGATGAGACCTGGCAGTTCAAACATTTGATTGTGCCAAGCCTCAGCAATTACAATGACGGAGTGACCACACCACACCTAGCACCATGGCTCCGGGTGTTAAAAAACATACTAAAGGTTGGATCAGAGAGAAAGAGGAAAATTTTTATTTCTCGTGAAGACGCTAAAACCAGGAAACTACTAAATGCTGAAAAGTTACTCATGGCTCTTAAAGGATGGGAGACAGTGACTTTGGAAAATTTATCGATCAAAGAACAAGTAAGGTGTTTCTCTGAAGCATCTCACATAGTATCAACACACGGTGCAGGACTAACTAATCTACTCTGGTGCGAGCCAGGAACGAAAGTCATTGAGATACAAGACCCAAACATGATTAGAAAGAAAGTATATCCTGTATTGTCTCACCAATTAGGTTTGAATCACGAACTATACCTAGCAAAGATCTTGCCTATAAAAATACAAGGTAAAAAACCAAAAGGTGTAAAAAGATTCAATGATCTAGTTAATTTTGAAGTTGATATACCAGATTTAGTTAGACACCTGTTATAAAATATTGTAAAATACAAAAATGATTTATCTAAGCCGAACACATAGAGAATTAACCGAAAAATATATTAAATTCGCACAAAAAGGAATTCCAAATTCTAAGATATTAGACTATGATAAAATAATAAAATTAGATGATGCTAAAGAAGTCTGGTTGTTTGGTATACTGCGAGGGACAAATTTAGTATACGAACATTGTGCGAAGAACAAAATTAATTTTTATTATATGGACAGACCATACTGGGGGAACAGTAGGCAGGAACCTTACTTCCTAAGAATAGTAAAAAACGGACATGTCAAGAATCAGTTAGAGGAAAGACCTAAAGATCGTTTTGAGTCGACATTTCCTTTTGACATAAGGCCGTATCACAGATCGGGAAAAAAAATATTAGTGTGCCCTCCTACTTCGTCTATTAGCACATTTTTTAAATGCGAAAATTGGCTAGAGCAGACGATCCAAAAATTAAAAAATAATACC